GGATCGCTAGGGGTTAGAGCGCCAGCGGGTGCGCTGCGGTCAGGGTTGGCGCGCAGTAAGTTCGGACAAGAGCTAGACCCATCCGTCCCCGCTCGCGCCCAGCGTGCTCTCGACATGGGGTTTGAGGACATGGCGCATTATCGCGGGATGGGCGCGGCATACGACCCTGAAACGGCAGCAACCAAACCGCAATGGTTTTCAAGTCGGGCTGACGTAGCCAATAGCTATACTGAACCAGCGTATGTTTTGAGGGAAGCACCGCAGGTGATGCCGGCATACATCCGCCCCGGCAAAATGGTTGAAATTGACGCGGGCGGAGTTGGCTGGGATCAAATCCCATTCAGTGCCATCCCTCCAGAATACCAATCAGTCATTCCGACGGCCTACACAAAGACAGGCAAAACCAAAGCCACGACCGACAGCATCGTCCGATGGTTGGAACGAGAAGTCGGGCCGGACACCGTGCGCTTTCGTAACGTTCTAGATCACGCAGCCGAAGAACCAATACCAAGCGACGTCACGGTTGTCTTGAACCCGGCCAACATCCGGAGCACGCAGGCGATGTTCGATCCCGCTCGTATCAACGAGACGGACCCATTCGCCGCCAACCCGCTCGCCGGTGCCTTGATCACGCCTGGAGCCGGCGCACAGCCGCAAGGCCCATCCATCTCCGACATGGGTGGCCGCCCGATCCCGCCAGAGGAAGAAGCTCAACGTCAAGCCCTGATCCGCTATCTGCAAGGGGGAAACTGATGGCACGCGAAACCTATGTTCTGAGAGACGGCAAGCTGGTCCCGAAAGCAGAGGCCAAGCCTCTCGTCGGCGGCGCCTACTACATGCCAGACATCACGCCGTTCGAGACGCAAGACGGTACGCACATCCCGTCGAGGAAGCACCTCCGGGACTATGAACGCGCTTACGGGGTCCGCCAGGTGGGCAACGATATCAAGTTACCGTGGAGGGAATCATGATTGACGACGACGAACCGACGACCGTGACGGACAACGGCGAGATCGAGCAAATCGACGATCTCTCGAAGGCGATTTACAGCGCGATCGACGGCGATGATGGTGCCGAAACAACCCCAGAGGTTGATTCCGCACCCGACGGCCGTGCACGCGACGAAAAGGGACGGTTCAAGGCTGCTGACGATAGCGCCGACGACGAACCGGCAGAAGATGAGCCTGAAGAAGCGGCTCCAGAGGGCGAAGAGCCCGAGGACACCGAGCTTGAGGCTTCTGATGAGGCTGTCACTGAGGAACCCGAACGCCCCGCATGGGACGACGGTCACTTCCGTGGTTGGGAGCCCGAACACCGAGAGAAGTTCAACGCGCTGCCTCCGGAACAACAGCAGGTTGTGATGGAATTCAAGGCAGCAAGTGACGCTGCTCTCACTCGAACGGCCCAGGAATTCGCCGAATACCGCAAGGGAGCTGACAGTCTGGTCGAGACTGCCCGTGAAGTGCAGGACATCTTCGCCGCCTCAAATATGAGCCCTGATCAGGCTCTCAAAGGCTATGCAGGGATCGAGCGCACGCTCACGTATGGCACGCTTGACCAAAAGATGCAGCTCCTCGGTGACATCGCGAAGCACTACGGGATTCCGCTCGATATGTCGCAGGCCGTGCCTTGGGATGCTGACATCGATCAGCTTCGCGAGGTTCACGACCGTGATAGCCGGTTGGCTCAAGAGCAAAGCCGGATCGCACAGCTTGAAGCCCAGGTTCAACAGTTTCAGCAGCAGCAACTGCAATCGCAGATCGAGAGCTTTTCCTCGGCATCCAATCCCGACGGCAGCCCAAAGTACCCTCATTTTGATGTGGTCAGAGGCGCGATGGGTCAGTTGATGGCGAACGGAGCGGCTCAAAGTCTTGAGGAGGCGTATGAGAAGGCCGCGAAACCGATCGAGGATCGGATCGCAGCCGAACTTGCCGCGCGTTCCGCGAGCACGGTTGCCCGCCAGCGGGAGGCAGTTGAAAAGGCCAAGCGAGCTGCACCCATCAAGAAGTCGCCTCGGGCTGCCCTCAACGGGCATTCATCCGAGCCAACGACGATTGATGATGCGATCTCTGCCGCGCTCGATTCAGCCGGCTTTTAACCATCAGGAGCCTAGACAATGGCAACTCCAAACAGCTCGTTTAGTGACATCATCACGACGACCTTCCAGGGTTACTCCGGGAAGATCGCCGACAACATCACCAACCACAACGCATTGCTTCGGCAGATCGAGCGCAAGGGCAACATGATGCCGGCCACTGGCCGGACGATTGTCCAAGAGATCGATTTCGCCGAGAACGGCACGGTGATGTGGTATTCGGGGAGTGAAACCCTCGACACGTCGGTTTCCGACACCTTCACGGCCGCCGAGTTCAACTACAAGCAGCTCGCCGGTAACGTCGTGATCACCGGCTTGGAAGAAGTCCAGAACTCGGGCCGTGAGGCGATCCACAACCTGGTTCGCGCTCGCATGACCAACCTTGACCGCTCGCTGCGTAACACGGTCGCCACGGCGCTCTATGCCGACGGCACCGGCTCTGGCGGTAAGGAGTTCGGCGGTCTTCAGGAACTGGTCGCAGACACCAACACCAACACCGTTGGCGGGATCTCCGGCACGACGTATTCGTGGTGGCGGAACTACGTCTACGACTTTTCCACGCTCTCGATCACGGCCTCGGCCACCACGATCCAGACGGCCATGAATACCTCATGGCTGAACGTGATTCGTGGTTCCGACATGCCTGACATCATCGTGGCTGGGACGACGTACTTCACGCACTACTGGGACAGCCTTTTGGCCAACCAGCGGTTTACGTCGGACGCCGAAGCGGGCGCCGGGTTCACCAACCTTGTCTACAAAGGCAACGTTCCGGTGATCTTCGACGACCAGTGTGCTGCCACCCGCATGTACATGCTTAACACCGACTACCTGTTTGTCCGTCCGGCTAAGGGTCGCTGGCTGAAGCCACTGCCCGACAAGTCCTCGGTCAACCAGGACGCGATCGTCATGCCGATTGTTCTTGCGGGCAACATGACGGTCTCTAACCGCAGCCTTCAGGCCGTTATCTGCGCCTAATCTAACTAAAAGGAGACTACGGTTATGACGTTCAGAACCGATAGCCAGTACATTGCCCACCCGCCACTGACGGCGATCGATACGACCGCGAAAGTTCCGGTCGGCACGATCATTCGGGCACACGATGATGATGGCGGCGGTGCCGCAGAATTCATCTACTTGCAGGGTGTCGCCTCCACCGGAGCTGGGGACGTTGTCGAGTACACATCGTCTTTTCAGACCGGCTTGGCGTCGATCTCGGTCGGCCAAGCGGAGCCTCTGGCCGTCGCCATGGCTGCCTGCACGGCGTCCTACTATGGCTGGTATCAGATCGCTGGCCTGGCCACCGTGTCAAAAGCCTCGGCCACGTCATTCGCGGCAAATGCTGCGGTTGGCGCAACCTCGGGCGAAGCTGTGGCAGCGGCGACAGGCTTGTTCGTCCATGGTGCTCAGGTGGCAACAGCTGCCTCTGGTGCTTCGGCGGTTGTCACGGTGTCCGTGATGCTCAACCGTCCGACGGGACCGGGCGCAACCTAACATGACATGCGGCGGGGCTTCGGCCCCGCTGCTACCAAAGGGGGGGAATATGTCAGAACACGACTACATGGTTGAGATTCAAAATCCGCACGCCTCTGAACCGCTGAAAATCGCGGTAACGAGCAACGTGACTCTTGAAGAAATTAATCGCAACGTCGCGGTGAATTCGGCGAAGGATATTGACTGGTTTTCCTGCCGTAACGCCTTCACGGAGAAGGCGATCATCGTTGGTGGAGGCCCGTCGTTAAAGGATTCGATCGACATCATTCGCAGATTTGAGGATGACGCCGTAATCATAGCGGTAAACGGGGCATCTCAATATTTGTCCGCACACGATTTAGTTGTGGACTTCCAGTTCATCATGGACGCGCGCCCGCAGAACGTCGATTTGATCGACCTGGACGCCGAAAACTACATTTTTGCCTCGCAGTGCGCGCCGATCATGTTCGATATCGTGCCGCACGCCAGAACGGAGATGGTGCACCTCCATACACCCGGCATTGAGGATCAATTCCCGCCCCACAAGCGCGATGCCGGCGGCTACACGCTCATCGGTGGCATGGCCTCAGTCGGCAACAGTGCGCTGTGCCTCGCGCACGCTATGGGCTACCGTGAGCTTCATGTGTTCGGGTTCGATAGCTCGGTGGATGGCGACAAGCGGCACGCCTACCCGCAATCCATGAATGCCAACGAGCAGCTTGTCCAGAAGCGGTTCAATGACCGCATGTACTGGATGAGTTATGCCATGGCCGTGCAATACGACGGATTTTTCCTGATTGAGGAAGAGCTGAAGAAGCTCGGCACGTCCGTGATTGTCTATGGCGACGGCATCCTTCCAGCACGTTGGAGGATGAAGCATTCAACGGTTGAGCCGTCCGAAGTCGAAAAATACACGATGATGTGGGACAACCCGGATTACCGGCGGGTGTCACCGGGCGCTCAGAAGGTCCACGCCATCGCTTGTTGGTTGCCTCACAAGGCATCTGTGCTCGACATCGGATGCGGCACGGGTCGCGCCTCGGTGTACTTGGCAGAGCGGGGCTACAACCCGACGCTGATGGACTTCGCGGACAACTGCCGCGATCCAGAGGCGCTGAGTTTTCCGTTCATCCTTCACGACATCAGCCAGCCGTTCAACGTCTCATGGCGCTATGGCATCTGCTGCGACGTGATGGAGCACATCCCGCCGGAACAGGTTGAGACGGTCTTAAACAACATCGCAACGGCGTGTGCCGACGTGTTCTTTCGTATCGAGTTTGAGCCGGACTACTTCGGCCCAGCAACACTTGGACGCCCGCTCCATCTGAGCGTTCATGATGAAGTCTGGTGGTCTGAGGAGTTATCGAAATTCTGGCCCGTCGTTGACTACAAGGGCGACGGCATCTTCATCGTAAGGAGAGACTGAAATGGCAACCTGCACCGTCTACAAAGGCCCGATTGCACTTGGCTCTGGCACGGCAACCAGCGGCTCGGCAACGATTTCCAGTTACACCAGCACTGATGCTAGGTCCGAGGGACGTATGAACGTCACCGTGGCGATCACGTCTTCAACCCATACTGGCTCAACATTCCGTACCCGAGTAATCACCGACAACGGCACGTCACTGGTGCTCGCAGATGCATCACCGTTCGCAACCTAAAGGGGATAAATAATGGATCAATCAGCAATCAGTCAGCTTGAAATTCCGTCACGGCTGCGCGCCGAGTTCTACTTTGACGAAGATCACAACCGCGAGCTTTGCAAAATCTGGGTGGTCGGAAACACGTCGAACATCTTGAAGAAAGTCACGCCCGAGGTCATCGCGCAGTTTCCCCGCGAGTGGGAAGTCTACCAGAAGACCAAAGGCGAAAAGCCGGATGAAGCAATTGAAGGCACGCCACTGCGTGAAATCCCCGGCGTGTCACGCGATGCAGCGGCTGTGCTGCGTTACAAAGCAGTTCGCACCGTCGAAGAGTTTGCCGGGCTCGATGAGCAAACGGTCAGAGACTTTGGCCCTGGCTTCCTGGAGTTCTGGCGCTCGGCCAAGAACCTTCTGGCCGCTCGTGAAGCGGACGAACTCCGCGCCATGCTCGCCGAGATGCAGGCCAAGAAACGCGGCCCCGGACGCCCTCGCAAGGACGAGAGCGAGCCGGATCAGGTCGAATTCCCTGACAACGCTGCCTAAGGAGAACGCGGCATGTCGCTTCTATCGATGATCCAAGATGTCACCGACCAGGTCGGCCTGCCGCGTCCCACCGCTGTGATCGGCACGTCCGACACGCAAATCCGTCAGCTCCTCGCCCTTGCTAACCAGGAAGGCCGAGAGCTGGCGAGACGTGGCTACTGGCAGGATTTGACCAAAGAGCAGACGATTACCACAACGGCAACGGAAGAGCAGTCCAACGCGCTACCAAGCGACTTTGATCGCATGATTGAGGGATCGTTCTGGAACCGGACGCAGAGCCGCAAGGTTGCAGGCCCAATTGATCCGCAACGCTGGCAAGCGCTCAAGACCAATCTGTTCAATTCCGTCTGGGATTCGTTCCGAATACGGGGCGATGCGATCCTGTGTTATCCGACGCCGACAGCGAGCGAAACATGGGCGTTTGAATATATCTCGAAGAACTGGCTTACCAACGCAGCCGGAGATACCGAATACGCCGCCTGGCAGTCCGACGACGATGTCGGCAAACTTTGCGAAAACCTGATGGGTATGGGTGTACGGTGGCGGTTTCTCAAAGCCAAGGGCATGGACTACTCGGAAGCCTTCCGCACTTACGAGATGGATTTGCAAGCCCGCCTGTCGAACGATGGTGCGATGCGCATTCTCGATCTTGGCATGGATCAA